CCGTTAGCACCCGCAGCACCCGTGATGCGTGCGTTGCCAGCGTTAACTGCGGATGAAGCCATGCGGGAAATGCTTTGCGTGGCGAGACTCGCGTTACCGTCAATACCGGCAACCAGGCCAAGAACAATGTTCTTGCCATGCTGCATAAAGACGCGCGAAGGTGAGAAGATGCCTAGGACTGAAGAGAACGCCGAGGTTACTTTCCCCGCGAGACCAGACACCGTAGACAGCAATCCGCCTACAGCGTTTTCGATACCAGAGATAAGACCATTGATGATGACCAGGCAAAGCCTTCAGCTCATTCATGATCTGACCTGGCAAGCGGGTAAAGAACCCAACTACATCAGTCACCAGCTTCGAAACATCCGAGGTAACCTCAGACCAGTGTGTCGCCAGGAAAACGACCAGGCCTGCAACAGGCCCGAGAAGCACCGTAGCCAGGATGGTTGCCAGCAGTTTCCAGTGAGACTCAACCCACGAAACCACGTCACCGATTCCGGTTTCAATCGGGTGAATCACGTCGTTGTCCAGAAAATGCCACGCATCAACCGCGGCACCCTCAATATCTTTCCAGCATCCGATCCAGAAATTCCGGAACGCTGCACTGTGAGTCCACAGCAAAGCGAAGACTGCGATAAGCGCAACAATTCCGATGATGATCAAGCCCATCGGGTTAGCGTCCATAGCAACGTCAAGTTCTTCTTGCGCTTCGGTTTCACCTTCCGTGGCAACCTTGACCAGACCCAGCTTTGTTGCCAGCATCCCTAGGATGCCTTCGCCACCTTGGATGGCTTTAAGGCCGCCAGAGACACCAGTCCAGACGCCGTTAAGCTTCTTGAAACTCGTGTACGCGGTAAGCGCCCAGAGTGCAAGGTTGACCAGATCAGGGTGCCCGCTCAGCTTCGCCAGGATCGCGCTAACAGGATTCAGGATCTCAAGCAGCACATGCGAGTTGGAGAAGGTGGACAGTCCGCCCATCGCACTCAGAATGTTCTTAGCTGCTTTAGCAATGTTCCCGAAGGCGCTGATCAGCAGCGGACCATCACCCTTAGCCATAGACACCAAAGACTGAAAACCCGAATGTGAGGTTAGAGTGTCGCCCCACTTGGCGAACTCTCCAGTTATCTTGTCTAGGCCGCCAGTCATCGTGGTGGAAAAAGGCAGAAACGCCTGAAGGATGCCCCCGATACCTTTAACGATATTCAGTATCGCTGTGCCAAGGTTTTGCAGGTTCGGACCGGAAGCTTTCGAGAACGCGTCAATCCAAGCCTGAAAACCGCCAGATGACATGCTGCTTTTGATAGAACCGATGATGTGATCAAGGGCAGTCTCAGTTGGTCCCAGAAACTGCTGTGCGGCCTTCAGTGCAATAGGTATCAGGCCCATCGCATGCGCAAGCACTTCAGCGACACCAGGCGCTGCGGCCTTACCAAAAGCATCATAAGCTTTGGTTGCCTGAGCAAGATCTGTTTGGAGTTCACCCAGCGAGCCAGTCAGCTTCGTACCTGCGGTATTCGCCGCGGTAACCTGGCTGAACGCAGACTTAGCAGCAAGCCCGAAAATGCCAAGCCCCAGGCCGCCAGCCACAACACCAGCAGTAAGCCCCCCGACGACAACCGCCAGGCCGGCTACCGCAGGTTCACCCAGGCCTGTAGCGACGTTAACCGCCATCATGGCCTTTTGGAAGAGTGTCATCTCGTCAACGTTCTTCGAAATGCCACCCAGAAACGCAGTGTTCAGGATTGACCCAAAATCGGAAAACGCACTCTTGTTACTGTTCGCGCTATCCTGGGTTTCCTTCAGCTCAGCCTTGATAATGCCTAGCTTCGCTTCAGCCGCAGCAGCGTCAATGCCGATCTTCAGGTCAGGGTTCTTGGCCGCCAGTTCATCCGCAGCCGCGTCAACAGCAGCAATCTTCGACTTAGCGTCTGTGTTGTCGCCAAGCAGAAACAGGCGTACAGACTTTTCGCCGGCCATAGGTTCCCTTACTGATTCTTTTGAGACTCTTGATAGGCATCTATGCCGGTGATAAGCAAGAAGAAGTCACTGACACGCATAGGCTTTGTGATGTCAACATGACAAAGGTGGCCTAGCAGAAACACGTACTGACCCCAGAGTTCTTCGAAACTCGCAGCATGAAAGCGAGCCTCTGTGACACTTACTCCGCTGCTACTTCTTTTGGGGCCGCCTCAGCCTTAACCCTGTCAGCCTCAGACTGAGCCGCTGTGGCCAGAGCATGCAGGAACTTGACAGGCTTAAACGAGACACGCTCTAGGCGCTGCCCTTCTTGTCCGTTCTGCTGAAGCATCACCCAGTAGGTAACCTGAAGCGCAGACGCATCACCTTCGGAAACGCCAACCTCAAGTTCCTTAAGGTTCTTAACGCCAAACCGCTCCGCGGCGCGAAGCTGGTCAGTCGTCAGGTCTTCCATGTCAAGCAGGTACTTTGTACCGTCATAATCAATATCAAGAGCAGCCATCAGGGTTCGCCTTCTTATTAGTCGGTATAGCCGTACTCCTGCGAAAGCAGGGTTGTTTCAAGATCTGCGTAAACATCCGCGGCTTCGTCAACCGCGGCACCACTAGCAGCCGAATTCATGTATGCGCGCGTAGGCTGCTTAAACCAAACACCTTTGTCACCAAACAGCGGATGACGTTCTCCGAACTCAAACGGTGCAGCATTAGGTGCTGCGGTACCATCAGTCACTACTTGTGCCTGTTGCTCGGATACGCCGTCAACAAAGGTTGCCGCGGGGATACGCTTAGAGAACTTTCGAGCGTTCGCTTGTGCCTGACGGCAAATAACGCCCGCAGCCTCAAGCACGCTTTCACGGGTACCCGAGAAGCCTCCAACCGCAAAAGCCATTGGCGTAGCGAACACACCAGACTTTTTGCGGTAAGAGGTCTTCCGGCGCTTCTTCTTCCTAGGGACAATAAAATCCGTCATCAGGATCAGACAGAGTCAAGAGTCCAGTAAGTAGCCTGAATCGGGTTGTTCGTACCATCATCAAGACCAGTGAACGGAACGGTCTGAGTAACGACCGCAGGCCCGCCAACCTTCGGAGTCTCGCCTTCCAGATACACCTTGGGGACAAGAAGAGTCAGGCTCGAATGGTCAGAACCCGAGCCGATCGAAGGACCAGCGAACGCAAGCTCAAGACACGTAGGAGTGTCCGAGGTGAACGCCAGATACTGTGCTTCAGCGTTCAGCCACTCAATAACAAACTGACCGGAGATATCACGGTAGTCGTTCTCGATCGGCTCAGCCTTGAAGCCATTCGACCCGAGGAAGTAACGGGCGTCATCATACTTAAACCCGTACTTGAGTTCCGCGGACTTCACATTGCCAAGTGCGGTATTCGAGCTAACCGAAGTGATGCCTGAAGTCGTGGTGACCGTACCACCCGAATACAGGGTTGCCTCACGGAAATGGAATACGTTGTTCGTGGCAGCTTCAGTGAAGGTGGCCAGAGCCGGCGGAGTGGCATTCAGCGGGTCACCGTTGTTGTTGCCGGTAGTCATTTCGTTCCGGCCAGTCCACGTGGTCTGAAGCGTGGCGATAGCACCAGTAGCGACAGAAATGGTCCAGTCAGACAACTTCATGCCGCTGTAAGTAAACGGGTTGGCTGAAGACCCGTCAACGCTCGGAACACCCTTTTGAATGGCCATCGAAGACCCAAGCATGGTGCCCGGAGCATGCGTAGCCGAATACGCGCCGGTAGTCGCATCCTCAGTCAGAGTCGCCGCGGACTCGCCATGCGAACCGAACATCATCCACAGCAGCTGATTCAGGTACCGCGTCGGCAGGTCCATCGTGATTCCGCCGCTAACACTGTAGTTAGTCAGCACACGACGAGCCGAACGGTTGTGAAGGCCGCCAGCGTGCAAGCCCTTACCCTGAACAATAGTCTTCTTCAGCTCAAGCGATTCAGTGTTGAACTCGTAAGGCTGCGCAGCAGACAGTGAAGGCGTAACACCAAAAGTGGTTTCAGGCACCATAAGAATCTGGGCGCCAATACCGGAGTTAACGAAAACAGCCACGGTTGGCAGTCCCCTTAGGTAAGTGAAGTGACCCGCTGCTGGCAGCGAATACTGAAGTCAAGAGTTGAGCCACCCTGACCAGTTCCGTCAGTGGCAGAGGTGATGTGAAAGTTCCCGACTTCCGCGAACCGCACAGTCGAGTTAAGCGTTGGGTTGTTCGCTATCGCCTGAGAGAAGGCAACGAAGTTAGTCATCAGGCTTGTAAGCTGAGCCCCGAAATCAGGAACGCCACCGTAGTAATAGACCAGCGTGCAGACAAACGCGAAAGACTCTTCACGCCGGAACGCAGGTCCAAGCTCAGCTACCTTCTGATCTCCGGTAATTTCAGTGATCATAAACGTAAGCGGTGCTGTGTACTTGGGAAGATTCTCACCGTAGTAAACGGTTGTGTCCGCAGGAAGCGCAGCAGTTGCTATTGCTAGCGCCTGTATGAGTGCGCTAGGGATCGCAGAGCCGGAAGGAAGGTTTGTCATCCGACGATCGGCCGCCTGCGATCAGGCTTAAGCATCTCGAGAATTTCCACCGGAACACCCATGTTTACCGAAGTGTCGCCGGTAGACCTTGTAAAGTCCTGATCAATAACCGCGTTCGGGTTGAACGCCGCTGAGTCCTGATCACCAGCGCGAAGCTGTGATACGCGGTACCAGTGAGCCACCAGCTCACAGAATGCGAGCACCGCGTTATCCGGCATGACCTCACGGCCAACCACGTAATCAATCCGGATGTTGTTGCGGCCAGCAACGAAAGGAACGAGAACGTTTCCCTGAGCGCGACGGGTCACCAGGCCTTCAGCCGGAATGTCTAGCGAATAAGCCCACAAGCTCAGAGCGGGAATCGAGTTGACTTCCTGATCGTCTAGCTCCCAGTCGTAATAGCCCCAGCCCTCTTCGACGTTCTGAACGTAAAGAACGGGAAGCTCACGAAGCCAGATCTCGCACTTTCCGCCGTCATGGCGTTCCATACTGACAGTCTTCGAAACGATGTGACCTAGTTCCTTCTCGATCACCTTTTGTGCAGCGGCCATCTGAATTTGGATCGTCGCATCATCAGCACTCGACTGCGTAGGGTTGGGCATCCGGAGGTACTGGCGAATCTGAGAAATGGTAGCTATAGCAGTGATCGCCACTTCTAATACCCCCTGTAAGGCCCGGAGAAGGGCGTAGAAGGGCTAGGGCACTGAGGTGAGGCGATTACCCCAGTGCCCTAGCTTTAGTGGCTTAGATCAGCTGGTGAACGGCTTAACGACCACCGCGGCGCGAAGGTCATTCGCCCGGATGTCAAACCGCATGTACCCGATGAAACCGATCTGAAGGTAATCCGCGTAACGCTCAGACAGCCGCAGAAGGCCAGACTGAGTAACAGTGCGGCACACCATCGCGGACGGCAGATGGCCGAACATCGGGCCGCCAGCAGTAGAAGCCGCCAGGTTCGGAATGTTGTTGTCCACAACCACCGGGAAGCCGTACAGTGCGTCGTTCCCGCCAACCTGAACATTGGGGTTCCACAGCGGGTGACCGTAGGAGTCAACAACACTGCGCATGTTGATGCCCTGCATGTCATTCAGGTAGAACTTCGAACCCAGCGCGCGGTAAGCAGGGTCAACCGAAGCAATCATTCCCAGGATCGTCTGGAAAGACAGCACGTTGCCAGCAAGCTCTGTGGTCGAACCACCCAGCGTGGTAACCGAGTTAGCAGTCTTCAGGGTGAGGTAACCGCCAGTCTGGGCGATAGTTCCGCCCACAACACCCGCAGCACCCTTAGCGCCCAGGGCAGTAACAACGCCCAGGGGCTGAGACGAGCCAGTACCCGCAATAGCCGCGTTAGCCTTCGCGCGGCCAAGCGACTCGCCCACGCGCGCCGAAATGAACCCGTCAATGTCAAACGCCGAGTCGTTCGCAAGCTGGAAAGACACCAGCTGCGCGCCACTGGTATACATGTACGCGCCAAGAGTGCCCTGACCAAAGGTGTAGTCAACAGCGGAAACCTGGGTGTTCTCAGACAGCAGCGTGCCAACAGTAGAGGTCGGGTCAACAGTCGCCCAAACCATGCTCTGGCCAGACTCAGTATCAAGCTGCGTGAAGTCGTTAGCGATACCGCCAAAGGCCTTCAGCGCGACCTGAAGCCGCTGCCACCAGCCCGGAGGCACCAAATAACCACCCGCGGAGTTAGTCGCTTCACCCGCAGCACGAAGCTCAGTGCCAACCTGGCCGTTACGCAGGTAAGTGCGGAACTGTGAGTCAACCGCATCAGCTTCCGGGGTCTCCGGAACCGCGGAAACGCTGGCAGCCGCCAGGGCGCGAGCCTCCGCGTAAACCTTGATCTCCGCATCCTTCGCGGTAATGTCCGCGTTACGGGCATCAAAGTCAGCCTGATCCTCAACAGACAGCCGCTCACCACGAGTCAGCTTCTCAAGAATCGGCTTCATGCCTTCGAACGCCGCCGCCCTCTCTTCAAGAACAAGGCGCTCAGCAGTGTAAGTCATTTACGTATTACCTATTCCGGTAGATGTTCGCCAGCGCTGCGAGGTTCGCAAGGTGGCGGGTGTCTTCCGGAGTGGTCGTTGCCGGCTCCGTAGAACGGCCTAGGCCGTCGAAAGTCTGCGGACTTGAATCCGCGATAGTGTGCTGTGCAGCAGCGCCAGTAACAGGCACTGATTCGCCTGCAACGTCCTGATCAGAATCCGCATTAGATCCCGCATCAGTGCCCGGAGGCATCGCGCCAAGATGCATAGCAAGGTGATCACGTGCAAGCGACAAAGACTGAACAACCGTGGCGATAGCCGGCGGAAGCTGGTCTGTTGCGCCATCAAGATCTGAAAGCGCAGAGTCAAGAAGTGCAGCGGAAATGCCAACATGATTGACGCCCAGGCCCGTATCGTCCGTGCCGTAACCATCATCACGGACTTCAGGCTTAATGCCGCGGGCAGCCGAGATAGCGTCACGAGCAGAGAACGTCGTGGTCTCATAGGCGGGAAACGTCACGGCCGAGACTTCGTGAAGCCGGACTTCCTGAATGGTGCGCTTCGTCCCAACGTTCTCATTGGATGCGCGGCCCTGATCATCCTGCCAAGCATCCTTAATGACCTCAAAGCCAAAAGACATGCCTTTAACGACTTTGGCACGAGTCAGCTTCAGAAGATCCTGACCATACGACGTGTCAACCGGAGTCGCACTAGCCTTAAGACCCGAAGTCGGGTCTTCCCTGAGATCAAGGTTTCCAGCACTTGTGCGAGCCAGCGGCATATCAGTGTTATGGTTGAACAGGAAAACGATATCGCGTTCCTGAAG